CCTGCCTCTGTATCCTCTACTTCTTTTGTAGTTGATAACATGCCAAGTGAATCTAAACATATAAACAATGGTCTTCGTATATCTACATCTTGTTGCATGTATCTATCTAATACTTTTAGTGCTTGATGTCTAAACTCTTGTACAGTTGTTACAGGAAGTATTACCATTCTTTCTGCATCTATTCCTCTATCAATAACCATTTGTTTTGTTATCGCACTTTCTGATTCAAAGTAAACAACACCAGCATTTGGATTTTGGTCTAAGAAGTTTTTAACCATTCCCATAAGAAAGAAAGTTTTTCCTGTTGCACTTTCTCCTGCTAATGCAGTTATTTTATTCTGTGGAAGTCCACCATACATTGAACCAGAAATCAGTCCATTGAATATGTAAGAACCTGTATCAATAAAACTTTCTACATCTCCTGCCTCTACACCTTCTGAAACGACAGCGGCATATTCATTTCCTGTTTCCTTAATCACATCTTTTAAAAAGTCATTCATTATTATCTCCTGTTTCCCTAGTATTTTTTAAATTTAAATCATCAAACATATTTTCGTTTGGTTTTGAATCAGTAAATGGTAAAGGATTTTCTTTTTTCTTTTTGAATATCCTATCCCAATTATCTTCAAAAGTCTTTTCATCAATCTCTCTAGGTCTTCTTTTATCTCCTTTTCCTGCCATTAGAAAAACCCCTCTAGTGTTCCTTGTGTTCCATAACTACTATCAATCTGCCATCTTATAATATCAGTAATAAATTTTAAAGGTTCTACAAAAGACTTTTCAAACTGCATATCATAATCAATAAAATTATGTAAGTTTAATTCATTAGGCAACTTAGTCATAAATGATATAGAAGTTGATTGATAGACATTTGGTGTTTTCATATGTAAGAACTTAATCTTATCACCTTCTTGTATGTATGGATATTTGTTTTGTAATTTTTTATCTTGCAAAAGATGATTATACAGTATCGCACCTTTACAATGTATTGGTGCTCCTTTCTTAAATAAATTATGTGATTCTGTCCATTTATTTAGTCCATTTACAGAACGAGGATATGCAATCAACTCTGGTTTCAAATCCATAAAGTCTTTTCTAAAATCTTGTATAAAACTATTTAACTCTTGATTATCTTTAGTCATAATAATAGTTAGTGCTTCTTTAATCTTTTCACGACAAGCAGCTGGTGTAGATGACTTAACTGCCTCAACACCCATGATTTTTAATTTAGGTTCTTTATAACGAACACCTTCAACATCATGTGCATTTAAAATATATCTTTTCTTTGCAACCCAAATACCTTTGTTTGCAATCACTTCTCTTTTCATTTGCATCTTTTGTTCATACGCATTTACATACTCAGCGAGGTCTTGATAACTTTTATCAATAAAAGGTTCAATTTTCTCTTTAGCAACTCTGTCAAGAAACTCCACGACTTTATTGTCGTCTGTGTCTGATACGAAGATTTTAGTAACCAATTTATCAAATGTGATATAGACCGAATCCGTATCGCTCGCAATAATATAGTCCTCTCCTCTGGTATCAAGTATTTTATTAAGATACTCATTAAGAGCGTGTTCAATATAGCGAATAGCAAGTTGACCACTTGTAGTAATCGCTTCGGCAACCAAAAGATTGTAATACCTAAACCACACATTGCCGATAGCGCCGTATGCACTATTGAGTGAAATCTTTTTAGCCATTTGAATATTATTGAACTTAGCGATAGTCTTTTGTAGTTTTGGGTCTTTTGTTTTTTCATAATCTTTTTGTGCCTCAATCATTAATTGTTTAAACTTTACTCTGTCATCATACATCTTCTGCATGAGTTCTGGTAAGAAACCTTTTTGTGTTGTTTTAAATAAAGCACCATTCGGTGTCATTGTCGCATCTTTTAGTATTGATGTATCTACTTCTTTATTTAATAGTTTCTCAACCGACATGTTTTTAACTTTTTCATCTGCAACTAATGTTTCTGGTGAAATATTATATTGCATAATTAAATGTGGATATAGTGAATTTAAATCAAACGACATCACCCACTTATGTAATCCTACGATTGGGTCTTTGACATACGCACCCTCAA